CCCAGCGGCACGCCGGGCCCGCCCGAGACGTTCGCGATCGCCTCGATGAGGCGGCGGCACGAGAGGTTGGCTACGTCGTAGGCCGAGTACGTCCTCTCGTGGCCCCCGGCCTCGCCTAGGTACGGCAGGTCGATGGGGAGCGTCCCCCCGGGCTTGGCGGACGTGCACAGCCTCACGAGCTCGCAGACGATGGCCCGGAGGCTCATGCCGGACAGGCTGACGGCGTCCGTGGAGGTCGACCCCGCGGACGTGCCGTAGGCCCCCTCGCGCACGGCGATGCGGTCGTCGAGCATGGCCATGGGGCTCGAGAGGTCGAAGCCCGTGTCGCGCTCGCCGTCGGTGCGCTGCCCTATGGCCCCGACGAGCACGGGCACGGCCGCCGAGCCGTCGCCCTCGTCCCACATGAGGCAGACGGAGCGGCGCGACGGCGCCAGGGCGGAGTTGCGCCCAGCGGCGTCCGTCGCGGGGACGTCCGCCCAGGGGAGGGAGAGCCCCGTGGCGTCCATGGCGCCGAGCCCCTTGTCGTCTGTCGTGGAGAGCGAGGAGTCGGGGACCGTGAGGTCCCACGACAGCCTGGGGACGTCCAGGGGCGCGCCCAGGAGCCCGGTCATGGTGTCCATGAGGTAGCAGCGCCACATCAGGAGACCCCCTCGTCGAAGGTCATGAGGCGCTGCCCGGCCCATCCGTTCGCGTCCCCCGTGCCGTAGGTGTGGAAGTTCGCCACTCCGGGGACGATGGTCGCGTAGACGCTGTGGTCGCCCGCGGGCACCGTCCACACGTCACGGTAGAAGCCACTCGTCGCGCTCGACGGGAACGTCCTGTGCTCGAACGTGCGCATGAGGACGCCGTCGAGGTAGAGGTGGACGTAGACCGATCCGTCGGAGCCCGAGAGCGACGCGCACGTGACCGTGACCTCGACGGAGACGAGCCTCTGGGTGGGCAGGTGGATCGTATGCGCCGGGAGCGTGATGGCGGAGTCGTAGTCGGAGCTCTGGGACCACGTGGTGTCCCCGAGCTTGCCCAGGCTCGCGCCGTACGGGATGGCATAGCCGACGGGCGTGGCCCGGTAGGCGTTGGCCGTCGTGGTGGCCCCCGCCGGCACGAGCATCTGGGCCAGGGGCGTCGCGTAGGTGGGAATCGTCGGGGCTGTCGGTGCTGCCGCGGGGGTCCCCTGCGTGACCCCGAGCGTCACGAGGTTGTCTGCGTCCCCCTGGCTGGCGTCGTGGGCGCAGAGCCATACGACGTCGATGCGCGGGTCGCTCGCGTTGGCCGCCGAGACGGCCGGCGTGCTCCCGCCGGGGAACCACGCGAGCACCTTGCCGTCCGAGTCGCCGCGCGAGAGCACGGCGACGCCGGAGGCGACCTCGTAGGCGAGCGTCGTCGTGCCGGAGACGGCGAGCCCGTCCACGACGCCCGTGGAGGCCCACTGGGCCGCCAGGATGTGGCGCATGTCTGACACCGTGGTACCGACCTTGCCGTCCGGCGTCTGTGGGATCCCGAAAGCTACCGACATGGTGTTCTCCAATCACGATCAGATGTAGGTGTCATGGCACGAGACCTCGACCTGGCCCGTTCCCGAGGCCGTGAGCGCGAGGGTGAGCGAGCCGCCCGCGGGGACGGACGGCCATCCGCGCGAGGTAAGGGCGCGGGTGACGTCCACGCCCGCGACGGTGGCCACGCGGCTGCGGCAGTCGAGCACCACGGGCTGCCAGCGTACCGGCTGGCCGTAGGCGAGCTGCGAGCCGGTCGCGACGTCGGTGAGGACGAACCCGTCCGGCATGTCGCCCGCGGCCGTGATCACGGGGGTCGCCGGGTAGGTCCCGCGGTTCGCCACGGTGCACACGGACGCCGTCGCCGCGGCGTTGCCGTAGGAGAGCGGCCACAGGAGCACGCCCGCCTCGGACCAGACGAGCCCCTGCGTCGACGGGGCGCCGGGGACCATGAGGCCGACCCGTGAGGCGGTCGAGAGGCGCTCCGGGCGGGGGAACCCGAACGTGAGCGTCGCGAGCTGCCAGTGCGGGTCCCACTTCCCCGACTGGTCCACCGCGAGGGACGCGTGGCCCTCCACGTAGGTGTCGGACGTCTCGTCGACCACGCGCAGCCTGACCGAGCGCCCCATGCATGCCCTGAGGCGGTCCATGGCGGCGAGGGTTCCGGCGCGGGAGGGGCCGACCGCCGAGGCGTGGAGGACGACCGTGCGGGCCGCGTAGAGGATCTCCCCCTCCGGCACGTCGTGGGCGCCGTCCCCGGTCACGCGCTCGACCTGGGTCACCTTGAGGTCGGGCGAGTCCCACCAGCCCTCGATGCCCTCGGAGGTGACCATGAGGCCGTCGCGCGGCTCGGGGGCGTCCAGCCCGTCGAGCCTGAGCGTGGTCCCGCCGAACGAGAGCTCCGCGTACTCCACCTCGTGCATGTCAGATCGCCCCCGCGAGCCTGAGCGCGTTCCGGTTGATGATGGCGGCCGTGACGTAGGGGTCGGACGCCTGGATCGTCTGCTCGAACCTCTGGTTGACGGTCCTGCCGCCGGCGTTGCCGGACCACGCCATCCCGCCGAGCATGCCCATGATGTCGCCCGCGAGCTGGCCGATGTACGTCGTGTCGCGCGGGACGAGGTATTCGCCACCGGCCTCGCCGAAGACGCCCATGGTTGGGGAGTCGACGTAGGCACCGTTGGCGTAGAAGCCGATGGTCGGAAGGGAGAAGTTGAGTGGGTCGAGGTTGAACGATCCATCGACGTGCAGGCTCGGCACGTGGATGTTCGCGAACATCTCCGACACCTTCCCCGGTATGCCCTCGAAGAACGAGACTATCCCGTCTCCGATTCCCGAGAAGAAGCCGAGTATCGTTCCGGGCACGCCCGAGATGAAGGAGGTCGCCCGGTCGAAGACCCCGGTGACCCCCGACGTGAACGGTGCGAAGAACGCGACGATCCCGTCACCGATGCCAGAGAAGAAGCCCTCGATCGAGCCAGGCACGCCGGACAGGAACGACACGACACCATCGAAGACGCCGGTGATCGTCTCCGTGCACGCAGTCACGACGGCTCCGACCGTGCCGAAGACGGCGGTGAAGATGGGCGCGAGCACCTGCACGGCCGCCGACAGGAGCGGCATCACGACGGCCGCGACGACGTTGAGGACGGCCATGAGCGCGTTCGCGGCGGACATAACGACGGTCATCGCCCCACCGAGGGCCACGCCGAGCACGTTGGCGACCGACTGGGCCACCGGCTGCAGGGCCGTGAGCATCTGCTGGAGCGGAGGACCTACCACCGACGCAAGGGTCTGGAACTGCGTCATGAGCGCCTGCAGCAGGGGTTGTGCGGCATCGAGGGCGGGTTTGAGGCCAGACATGAACGCCTGGACGATCCCGGACAGCACCGCGACGAACGGGGTCGTGGCCCCCGACGCTCCGGAGAACGCCGCCCTGATGCCGTCTATCGCGCCCGCGAGGAAGTTGACGAACCCCGTGATACCGGGCTTCACCACGTCGAGGCCACCCGTGAGCAGGCCGACCACCGACGCCTGGAGCTGGCCCATCGACCCCTCGAAGGTCGTGGTCGACGTGGCGGCCTGCTGGGCCGCGTCGGTCATGCCGAGGCTCATGATGGCCTGGTTGAACTCGTCCGAGCTGATCTCGCCGTTCTCCATCGCGGTGGCGAAGTCGCCCGTGTACGCGCCCATGTCGGAGAGCGCCTGCTTGACCTGGCCCGCCGCGCCCGGGACGTCCTGGGAGAACTGGCGCCAGTTGTCGCCGGTGAGCTTGGTGGCCGAGTTCGTCTGCGTGAGCACGAGGCCGAGGAGGGAGTACGTGTCCGCCGTGCCGCCGCTCGCGGCGTTGACGTTGCCGAGCGCCTCGGCCAGCTGCTCGGGTCCCTGCACGCCGTTCGATGCCAGCTGGGCCGTGATGTTCCGGATGTCGGAGAGCCCGTAGACGGTCTTGTCCGCGTAGTCCTGGGTCTTCTGCGTGAGGTCGTCGATGGTCGAGGTGTCGATGCCCGCGAAGTCCAGGGTCTGCCTGAACTTGTCCGTCGAGTCGCTGGCGGCCATCGCCTCGGACGCGAGCTGCTGGAACTGGCCTATCGCTGCGGTGGCCATGCTCGACACGAGGCCCCCGACGGCTCCCGCCATGGCCGCGGCCTTGGTGCTGACGCCGCCGAACAGGCCGCTCGCGGACTCCTCGGTCTCGCCGAGCCCCTTGCCGACGTCACCGAGGCCCTTGCTCGCTTGCTCGAGGCGGGTCGCGGCCTCCTTGCCCAGGGCCTCGACCTTCTCCTTGAAGTCCGTGTCGTCCGCGTCGATGACGAAGGTGACCATCTCGTTTGCCATAGCTACCACGCCTCCCTCACGCGGGCGTTGCGTCTCTCCGTGGCCTCAGCGTCCGACAGAGGTAACGCCCAGGCGGCCGCCGCCCTCTCGTGGTCATCGCGCTCGGGCCTTCCGGCACCGCTCCCGATGGGCCGTCGGGCGGACATGGCGGTGGACACGAGCGAGCCCGGCGTGGCGCATATGCCGTCGAACAGCAGCGCGAAGCGCCACCAGTGCATCTGTGCGGTCGCGAGGTCGATGCCGTAGATGCGGCGGAAGTCCACGACGACGATGCCGGAGTCCGCCTCCCAGTCGAAGACGCGGGCGCGCGGCTGCCCCGCGTCCCGTTCCCCGTAGGGGAGGGCCGTCCGCATCGCCGTGTCGCGCCACCCGAGGGCCGCCGTGAGCGCCTCGTACCAGTGCCCCAGGACCTCCGGCGGGATGACGCCGTCGCGCGAGAACCACGATCCGAGCATCTCGTCGGCATCCACGAGCGGGATGCGGTCCCTGTCGCCCTGGAGGACGAGGGAGCGCACGGCCCTCTTCCAGCCCGTCCTGATGGGCACAGGGACGCCGCACACATTCACCTTCGATGGGGGGTCTCGCGTGAGCCAGTCCATCGCCTAGTCTTCGTCGCCCGTGTCGGCGAACTCGGCGATTCGGGACGTCATGGCCTCGACGCTCCTCTGGTCCGTCGTGTGCTCGAGGACGAAGCGGATGACCGCCACGATGCGCACGATGTTGAGCCGGTCGCGTCCGCCGACGAGCACGTCCACGGCATCGGGCTCCACGAAGGCGCTCGAGACGATGTCGGCGCCCTCCCGCGCGATCTCCTGCATGGCGTCGTAGGCCGCCCGCTCGTCCGTCTTCCCGGTCATCGCCTGGAGGTGGTCGACCCACGCCTTGCACTCGAGCGCGTAGGTCATGTTCCCCAGCTCGAGGTGGAGCGTGCGCCTCCCGACCCTCACCGCGAGAGTCGGGTTCTCGGGGATGTCCAGCGTGATCGTGTCGCCCATATGGCCTCCATGCCGTCTGCGTCTGCTGGTGGCATGGTCCCGCCGGGGTAACGAAGAGGCCGCCCCTAGGGGCGGCCTCGGTGATGCCACGTCCGTCTGCCGGGCGGTCTAGGCGGTCTTGGCGGTGAACGTCTTCGTGGCCGGGTCGTACGTGCCGTACTCCCACTCGCCGCTCTTGTTCACGGTGTACGTGACCTTCGCGGGGTCGCCCGAGTCGCCCGAGATGGGGTCGGGGGTGAGGGTCGCCTCGGCCCGCTTGGCGATGAGGGCCGCCGCGGGGCAGGCCGTGCCGGTTGCGGGGTCGTAGTTGATGGTGCGCATGTACTGGCAGGGGATGTTGACCTCGTCCTCGTGGGCGAATATGACGCTCTGCACCTCGCCGGGGATCATGGCGTCCTGCTCGAACTCGATGGAGAGGGAGCGGCCCATGACGTACTTCGGCATCTCCTTGCGGTCGAGATACTTCGGCTTGTACTCCGAGTCGTCCACCTTGGTGTCGGCCTTGGTGTCCTCGGTGACCTTCAGGGGCGTGCCGAACGTGCCGTCCGTGCCCTTGAAGGTCAGGTAGTGCTGGATCTCCCACGTGCCCATGAGCACGCGTGCCGTGGTGTCTGCCATCACTGGCTCCTCTCGATGTAGGTGAGGACTGCGATCATCTGGTAGTCCTCGGTGCCGTCCTCGTTGGTGCTGAACTTGTTCGGTCGCGCGGTGACCTCGTGCGCGTACCAGGTGACTCCGTCGGGCGCCTCCGGGTAGCCCCTGCGGTCGATGGCGTCGGCCACCTTCGCGAGCTCGCCCATGGCGTCTATGCGCCCGCGCTCGTCGGACGGGTGGCATCTGAGGTACAGCTCCCAGCCGTACTGGTAGACCCCACCTCCGGCCAGGTACCTCCGCACGACCGCCTGGGTCGGTGCTGGCTGGATCTGGGCGGAGACCTCAACGATGGTGCTGAACTCCCCAACGGCTACGGGGACGGGGGAGAGTATCCCCTCGACCCACGACTCGACCTCCTGCGTGACGTCGGTCACCTGCCGCCTCCCATCGCGGACCTGAACATGGCAGCCCAGGTCGTTCCGCGCACGGCGGCGGCCGCGGCGGCCCAGTGGGAGCACGTCCCCGCGGTCGTGTGGTGCAGGGAGCCGTCGTAGTACTGCCTGCGTGCGTAGCGGCTCGTGTCCTCGGTCCCGCCCCACTCGAGCGTGGCCTTGCCGTCGGACAGCGCGACGCGCCCGGACCTGCGCAGGGCCCCGGTGTCGTACGGCACGAACCGCTCGCAGTCCGCGAGGGCGTTCTCGGCGACGGTCCCGAGTGCCGCGTTGAGGTTCCTGCGCTCGTCGGGGAGCACGCTGCCGAGGTTGATGCCCTTAAGGGATATCCTCACCGCGCCGTCACCTCCATGTGCTCGAAGCGGCCGTCGTCGGTCCACGGCTGCACCCGTGACACGCGCATCGCCGCCATGGGCGGCTCCGCCTCGGACGACGGGCCGACCATGATGCGGTCCCCCGCGGCGATCGTCGGCTGCGACCACAGGTAGGCAGTCATCTGGTCCTGGGTGGTAGCCCCCACGGAGCCGGGGACGCTCCCAGCGGACCAGTCGACGCGCACGTTGGTCACGATGGTGCGGTGCCACTCGGCCGCCTTCGGCGTGCCCGCGTTGTGCCAGATGGTGACGGTGTCCCGCTCGATGGCCATGTCACGACCTCCCGCACAGGCCGCAGTAGAGCAGTCCCGTGCCCGTGAGCCACGGAGCCACCGCGTCGGTGTCTCCCCTGGCCGCTTGGGCGTCGGTCCACGTCTTCGAGGTGCCGCCGATGGTCTGGCTCTTGAGGCCGTCGTGGCTGCCGTCGGTCCCGGTCACGTGGTCGACCATGGCACAGAGCGCCATCAACCACGCCCCGGAGCACCGGTCGGGCACGTCCTCGCCCGTGATGGCCACGAGGCGTGCGCGCGCGAGGGGGAGGGCGTCCGCGAAGGCGTCCCCCCCGAGCTTGCCGCGGTAGGCGTCGCCCGAGTAGGTGGCGTATGTCAGCTCAGGGGCTGACATCACGCGGCGGCCTTCGGATGCAGCACGCCTGCGGCCTTGGTGGCCTTGAGGGCGCAGCCGCAGACGAACTCGCAGTCGCCAGACTTGACGGCGCCGGGCGCGGTCCAGTCGGGGAGCGTGACGGTGATGGCGGAGCCGCCCTTGAGCGTGATGCCGTGGAAGGCGTCGAGCCCGAGGCAGACGGCGTAGATGTCGTTGGTCGTGAGCGCTCCGTCCTTGAGGGGCTGCAGGGGGATCCCGTCCCAGGTGGTGATGGTGCCGCCCGCGGTCCCGACGGTGGCGGTGCCGATGCCGAGGCGGCGGGCAATGGAGTCGAGCTTGGCCTTCATGGCGCTGCTCACGAGCAGCACGTCGGGAGTGCGCATGAGGACGGACAGCATGTTCCCGAGCTCGTCGGCGAAGTCGAGGGACTTGGCCTGGTCGAGGGTGGAGAGGTCCACTGCCGAGGTCGCCTCGGTGGACGTGCCCGAGAGGATGGTCGCCAGGCCGTCGAAGGCGTTGGTGCCCTTCTTGCCGGACACGACCTGCGCGTCGAACGCACGGACGATGGCGTTCTTGGACTCCTCGAGCTTGAGCTCGTAGAGGTCCTCGGCGGCGTCCCTCTCGACGCGGTCCATCTGCCAGGCGTCCGCGAGGATGCCGACGTTGGTGGTGACCTTCTCGATGGACACCTCGGTCTTGGCGGGCTCGCTCTCGAGGGCGCGGAACGCGGCCGTCATGGGGGTCTTCACGCGCTTGTAGGTGTAGGTCAGGTCGGACGTGCCGCTCGGCGTCATGCAGTCGTCGAACGTCATCGCGCCGAGCAGGTAGTCGTCGGTGATGATCTCGTTCACGAACCCCTGGACGAGCTTGTCCTGGGAGTTGGCGGCGAGGTCCGCGAGTGTGGTTGCCATTTGTCTTCCTTTCTAGCCCCTGAGCGCGTCGCGGATGCTCTTCGCGGGCCCGGTGGCGCTTCCGGCAGGCTTCCCGCCTGTCGATCGGATGGTCCTGTCCTTGTCCCCGAAGAGGTACGGCTTGCTCTCCTTGAGCTTGGCCACGTCGCCGTCGACCTTGGCAAGCGCCTCGCGCCCTAGCTCCAGGTCGATGCAGCCTGCCGCGGTGAGGGCCGTGTTGGCCTTCTCGCTCGCGAGCTGCGCCTTGAACTCGTCGAGCTCCTGGCGCATCTTGGCGGTTGCGTCACCCGAGGCGGCCTTGGCGTCGTTCTGGGCCTTGACCTGCTCCCTGAGCTCCGCGATCTGCCTGTCCCTGCGCTCGATGTCGCGGTCGTACTGGTGGCGGTTGACCGTGTCGCCCTCGTGCGTGTCCGGGTCCTGGGGCTTGCCGCCCTCGCCGTCCGCGCCCTCCTGGGGCTTCGGGTCCTGCTCCGGGTCCTGGGGACTCGCTCCCTCGCCGGCCTTGGGGTCCTGGGGCTTGCCGCCCTCGCCCTCGGTTGATGCAGCACCTGGCATTTCGTACCTCCTCTTCGGCATGTCGGGGCGGGGATGCCCCGACGATAGGAGGGTCGCGCCCCGGTAACGCCGCAAAGGAAGAGACCCTCTCGCGAGGGCCTCGGGTGGTGCGTCGTGTGACGGTGGGCTAGTCGTCCGGCAGGGAGACGATGACACTGCGACAGAGCTCGCCGTAGTCGTTAAGCCCGTCGCCGGTCGAGTTGATTCCATGTCTCATCATCTCGTCACTCATGACGTCGTCGATCTTGAAGTACTTCTCGTCTGTCATGTCAGCCGAGAAGTCGGTTGGAAGTCCGAACTTTTCAAGCAGTGCGACCTGCTCCTTGCTCAGCGCCATACTTCCTCCTTGCCTTCTTCCCGGTCGGGTACGTCGTGACTATCTTACCCGTGTCCGGGTTGATCACCACGGTCACCTCGTGGCCTATCACCTTCTTGGCGTGGCCTCTCTCGTCGGTGGTCACGGAGAGCTCGTGCAGCGGGTCGTTGAGCGCCCGCGCGACCTGAGTGTCTGTAATCCCGCGCTCTGCCATCCTCGCCTGCGCGTGGGCCCCGACGTTGAACGCCACCTTGCCCAGCCCCCTCGGCTGCTCTGCGACCGCGTACGCCCTCTCGCGCTCGTAGTCGCGTCGTAGTCCGGTCGTGGCGCAATGTGCCCTCAGGTTGGCCTGCGCGCGCCCCAGGCGGTACCTGTCGGCGGTCATGTCGAGTCCGTGCTCCTGTCCGAGCGCGACCCTGCGCTTCAGCAGGCGGACCTGGCGCTCCATGCCGCGCTGCTTCTGCTTTGCGACGTAGTACTCGTCGCTCGTCATGCCGGTGCGCCCCTCCTGCTCGGAGAAGTCGGTCGAGGGGAGCTGGCTGTAGCCCTCGATCCAAGGCGTCATCGAGTGCAGGCAGTTCACGCCGCAGAGCCTGTCGCCCAGGGCGGCGTGCGGGCCGGTGCCGTGGTATCCGGTACCCTCGTCGAGCGACGGGTACCTCGGGTCCCTTCCCGAGCGCGAGTAGACCTTCCCCTGCCACACGGCATGGCTCGGGCGCGCCCCGAAGTGCGCCGACACCATCACGAGGTCGCATCCCCACTCGTCGCAGCGGCGGTTGATGAGGTCAGCCCTCGCCTGGTTGGACTGGGAGACGACGTGCCTGCGGGTCGCGGCGTCGATGGTCGTGCGGACGCCCGTGTTGTAGTCGTTGGTCTCGAGCCCCGCGTCGGAGAGTCTCGACACCGCAGCCTCCATGACGTCGCGGTACGAGCCGCCGAGCTGCGTGTCCGCCACGGCGTCGGACGTGACCTCGTACCACGTGTCCGCTACGTCGTCGGCGAGCGCCACGTTCTGCCGGCGCATGACCTCTGACATGCCGCGTGCCGCCTCGTTCATCTCGTTGTTGGCCCTCGTCGTGAGGCTGCGGTCGTAGCCGTACGCCCTGGCGAGTGACGAGACGAGGAGCTCGTCCTCGCCCTGCATCGCCTCCGTGAAGGCGTCCTGCGTCTCCTTGGTGACCTTGCCGCGGAACCTGTCCCACGCCTGCATCGCGACGATCTTGGAACGGGACGCGAGCACCTGGAAGCGGTCCGGGTTGGTCACGGCCTCGTCGAGCATCCCGAGGAAACGCTCGGAGAGGTAGGACACGAAGTCCTGCTCCGAGCCGCGCACGAGCCTCTCCGCGAGGTCGTCGAAGGCGTCGGCCATGGGCTACGCCTCCTCCGGCACCGCCTGCTGGGAGCCGACGAGGGCGCGCGCGTCGTCCTCGGACATGCCGTAGTAGCGCACGGGGTAGAGCCATGCCGGGGCGAGCCCGCGGCTGATGTCGTCCTTCATGAGCGCGCGCTCGGTGGCCGTGTCCTCCACGATGGAGTCGTCCCACGTGACCTTGACGTCGGGCACGCCCGGGTCGGTGCCCGTGCGCAGCGCGGTCTCGGCGGCATAGGCCCCCGCCACGAGCCTCTCGATGGCGTCGCCCACCACCTGCTCGTGGCGCCGCACGTTGCGGAAGAGCTGCGAGTTGTCCGCCGACACCTCCGTGGCCGTCCTCAGGCCCTGCTGGCGGCTGTACGAGAAGTAGTTGGGTCCGAACCCGCACTTGGCCGAGAACAGCGAGAGGGCGGAGTTGAGGGCCGTGTCGGTCTCGGACGCCTGGAGGCCGGGGTCGTAGACCGTGGCGGGCTGCGGGTGGTCGCCGCCGCCCGAGACGGCCTTGAAGACGCGCCTGTCGACGGTGCCCACGAGGTCGAGCTCGCCCGTCTTCGGGTCCCGGCGCAGCCCGGCCTCGTCCACGACCATGCGCGGCTGGCACACGCGCAGCCTCCAGTAGGAGGCGTCGAACGCCTCGTCCACGAGCTTGATGGCGTCCTGGGCGTCGTCGAAGACGGAGACCCCGAGGGGCGTGCACTCCTCGTAGGTGTTGGCTATCGCGGGGCGGACGAGCGCGTAGCAGGGGAGCGCCGTCCCCGTGTCGAGGTCGGCCGTGATGTCGTCGGCCGCGCACGGGACCTGGTGCGACCTGGTGCCGAAGACCCACGTGCGGACGTGGTACGTCCCCGTCGCGGGGTCGGGCGCGTGGACCTGCAGCTGGTCGAGCAGGTCGCGGCCGTGCGAGATGCGGCGCACGAAGGCGCACGACACCGACTCGTCCCCGTCGCTCTCGAGCGGGCAGAGCTGCGACGCGTCGTAGAAGGAGATAGAGGCCACGACCCCCGCGGTCGAGTCCCCCTCGATGCCACCGAGGTCGGCGACCCACGCGCCGGTGCCGAGCGCGAACGACAGCGCGAGGTGGTCGAGCTCGTCGCCGACGAAGCCGCCGAACCGCTCTCCCACCCATGCGTTCACGGTAGCGTCCTCGGAACCCATCTGGGTCTTGTCGTCCATGACGAGGGACGCCCACTCGTCCGCGGCCATGCGCGCCGGCCTCAGGGAGAGGTGCCGGTCCGGGCAGTCCCCGCGGCCCGTGTCCGGGCGGTCGACGCCGTAGAAGCCGTTGTCGACCTGGTACCAGCCCCACCACGCCTTGACGTGCTCGTCCATGCAGTTGCCCGGGCGGTACCCGAGCCCCCTGAGGAACCTCGTCGCCCATGCGGGGAAACCCGTGACCTTGCGTGACATCGCACCCTCCTAGACGTTGCCCCTCTCGTCCATGAGGGTCGAGCACGCGTAACGCAGGGCGTCGATGCTGTGGTTGTCCCTGTCGGGGAGCTCGCCCGTGACCTCGCCGTCGCGCGTCATGGCGTACTGGTAGGCGGGGATCTCCCTGGCCGCCAGCTCGCAGCGCGGGTCTATGACGATCGCCGAGCGCTCCTGCAGCCAGCGCACGGAGTTGTGGACGTTGTGGCGACCCTGCTTCGGCGCCGACACCGCCTGGATGCCCGCCTCGCGGTAGTCGGCCACGCTCTTCGGCTCGGCCCCGTCGCACATGACCGTGGCGTACGGCTCGGCATCCTCCACGACCTCCCCGTCGTCGGCCACGAGCGCCTTTGCCATGCGGTCCGCCACCATGCGGGCGGTCTCGGCGTTGGTAAGGCCGCGCCCGTGCATCTCGTCCAGGACGTAGAGCGTGCGCGTCGCGGGGTCGTAGGCGGCCTCGAGCCACACCCACGGGTCGGTGGAGAAGCCCCAGTCCACGCCGCGCACGTGGCGCTCGAGCCGGCGGCGCTCGGCGCACGTGACCTCGCGTACGGTGGCACGGGCGAAGACCTCGGCCCCGTAGCCCACGGGCTCGCCCAGGTACTCGTGGCGGTAGCTCTCCTCGTCCGCGAGCCTCAGCGCCTCGGCGTCGTCCCTCAGCTGCTGCGGTACCCACTCGCGGGGCATGTCGAGGTAGCTCGAGCGGTAGACCTCGAGTCCCGCGGCCTCCCTGCGCGCGATCTCGGCGTTGGCCCACGAGTCGCGGCTCCTCGGTGGGTTGAAGGTGACGAAGCGGAAGAAGGGCCCGGGTCCTCGCGTGGTCGACTGCTCGGCCGTGCGGATGGCGGGCATGCCGGAGAGCTGGTCGGCCTCCTCGAACCACTGGTAGGCGAAGTAGGTCCCGGCGGGCGCCTTGACGGCCTTGGTCTTGTCGGCCGAGTCCATGCCGTGGAACAGGGCCACCTGCCCGGTCTCGCGCCTCGTGACGGAGAGCGGCGAGGTGCGGAACGTCCACTCGTCGGCCACGCCGAGCGCGCCGAGCGCCCAGGCGAGCTGCTCGAAGACCCCCTCGCGCATGTCCTTCTGGCGCTGCATGACGACGTAGGCGGAGCGGTCGGGGTGCCGCGTCATGCCGTAGGCGACCTCGAGCGAGACGTGCGAGCTCTTGCCTGACGAGCGACCGCCGAACTCCCACCACTCGCCGCCCGCGTCCCTGGCCACCTGCCTGTGGGGCGCGAGGAACGGGGGCGCGACCAGGAGGCCGAAGTCCGCCACGGCGGCGGGGGCGTCCGTCGGGGCGTCGGCCGGCAGGGGGGCGAGCAGGGGGCGGCCGG